ATGAGGTATCGAATCATCAAGGACGAGTCAGATCTACTTGAGGGCGACGTGGCTGTGTACGCACATCCGTCTGACATGAAGCCACGGCTCTGTTTGATGGTGCTTGCCGCCGCGGATAGCGCAGCAGATCACGCGTGCATTGACATTGACGTACGGAACGAGGGGCTTAAGTTGTTGGGGCCGTCAGACCATTACGGGCGCGTCGTGCTCTCTGTTGGCGACGAATATGCATATGTCACAGACCCGCAGTGGGAGGCGTTCGTAATGGCGTATCGCTTCATCGATGATTACGGGAATCAGCATACTGCGACCGCATATGAGTTCGGGTATGCCGTGGGGAGGTCGTTGTGAAATACGAAATTCTTGAATCGAATGCTGATTTGCAGCCAGGCGACCTGTGCATGTTTGTGTACACGTCGAAAACCGGCAGCGTGAAGTACAAGTGTGGCCGTTTCGCGACGTACACGGTTCCCGCGCATGATGGCGCGGGCCGTTATGCGGTGCTGGCTGATGGCCGTATCCCGCAGTGGGACGGTTATCAGCTTGTGGTCGCGGTGCGGCCGCGTGCGGAGTTCGAGGACGTGCCGATATTCGATACCGAGACGGGGGTGGTTGACCGTGAGTGAGACGCGGGTGTGGGTGGAGCCGATTGACGGTTATCCGGGATTCTACCGTTTGTGTGTGGAATCGGGTGATTGCCAGTCGCGCGCCGTCCTGAACGATGCGCAGTTGCAGGCGCTCGTGGCGTCGGCGAGGGGTGCTCGGCTGGATACCGAGGCCGTTCGCAGGCGTCGTGATGCAGGCAACTTGTAATTGAATGCCATATGGTGCGGGTTCCCTCCGGCTGCCCGTGCCGGCCGTTGAAGATCATCCGGGCGCGCCTTGCCTAGCGCGATATAAGCATCACCGTTGAGGGCGGTGGGTCGCGGGTGTATTGAAACCGTATGCCATGGGGTTCGTCGTGTAAGGACGTGACGGGCGACTTCGGCGCTTTCGGGCGCGGGCCTTGTGGCAGACCAACCGTGCGGGGCCACGCCCCGCCATCTCATAAGCGACGGCCCGGCTCCAGGCGAAGAGTCTCTTAGGGATGCCTATAGCAGACATGTGACCGATTCCCTCGGCCGAGAAGAACACCTTCTCGGCCGAGGGAATTTCCGGTCGTCTGCTGTAGGCATCCCCGCTCCGACCCTCACCATCGAAGTCACATCTATCCACATCGTTTTCCACTTATCCACCAGAAGGTACGGGAGGTTCACATGGTCATTGATTACAGGCAGCACGGCACGGCACGCAGAAGGAAGCCGAGCACGAAGGAGTCGAGGTCGAGCAAACGTAGGTTGAAGACATTGCGCGAACAGGTGCGGTACAACCTCGACGCGGTGCGCCAGCATGTCGTGGGCACGTCGCGTATCAGCCGTGACGACCTGATCGTGTTGCTCAAGCTGCGTGCGGTGGCGCCGAGCAGGTGCACGACGGACCGCAGCCGCGATGCCAGCGCGGACAATGACATGCAGCGAATCCAGAGCAAGTGCGGCATGGAGCCGGTCAGCGACCACGGCGTGAAGTTCTTCGACGCGGCCGACACGGTGCGTACGCTGGGCCTGTTCGCATCCGGGAAGATCGGCTAGGCATGGCGTGGCGACTGTATTCGAGCAGCGAGGCCGCGCGGATCCTCGGCATATCGCCGGACACGTTGCGCCGGTGGCGTGACGCGGGGCGAGGGCCGGCGTACATCCTTGTCGGGAGCCGGTACAAGTACGAGCATTCCGAGCTGGAATCGTATATGAGGAGGAGGCGCAATGCGTAGACAGACGGTGCCGCCGGCGATCCGGCGCGAGGTCATCCGCAGGTGGGGCAACGACTGCTGGCTGCATCTGCCGGGCTGCACGCGTGTCGGCGAGGAGGACGACCACATCGTGCCGTGGAGCCACAGCGGGCGCGACAGCGTGGACAATATCCGCAGGGCGTGCAAGCACTGCAACGCGAGCCGGCAGGACAGGGTGCTGAGCGGCTATGGGCCGAACATGCATGTGGTGATGGGCCCGCCCGGCGCCGACCTCATGGGCGCGGCAGAACCGCGCCTGTCCCGTGACAGCATCGTGGTCAGCCACGCGGATCTCATGCGGGCGTTGTGCCCCGAGGGCCTGTACCCGGCGCCGCCGGCGGCGTTGCGGGCGGCGGCCGGCAGCGCGTGGGACGCGGCCTACCGCCGCCTGGCTAAAAGTCGGGCACCGGTGGATGTGTGGCTGCTGCGCACGCTGCCCATGAGCCGCACGCATCCTAGGATGCTCGACGAGTGGGTGGCGCTGGACTACGACATCCGGGTGATCGACCCGGGGGCCGATTATGTGTTCGACCGCGCGCGGCTGGACGCGGACGCGCTCAGGGTGGCGAGGCAGTGGTATGCGCTGCATCTGACGCAGGACGCTGTGGATGCCCGGCTCGCCGCGCGCCGCGCCGAGCTCGTGCGTCTCGGACTGCGCTCGGCCGAGGCCGCCGCCTCGAATCGTATCGAATGGTGAGACGAAACCGTTCGCGGCCAATCGCTAGCACATTGACAGTTCTGCGCGACTCGCTATAATACGCGCTCGTTTTTTAAACGATGCGGCCGCCAGCAGACCCCGCGCCCAGTTTTCTTTCCCCCCGAAAACGAAGAAAAAAGCCGCGAAACCGTTGGGATTGCTCGGGTTTCGCGACCTTGTGAGAATTTTGCTCCGGTAAGGACGTGACTGATTACCGGCACGAGTTGGACGATACCGCAACGGCTGGAGAAACACATGCAGGACACACTTGACGGGCTCGGTTACGACACCGGCCGCGAGATAGGGCCGATGGAGGCCACCGCGTTGAAGATCATCGCCGCCTACCGCGAGCAGTGGGCGGAGCCGGACGCGATACAGGACGGCCTGCTGCAGGCGCTGCGCACGCTCGCGCAGAACATCGACCGGCAGAACGAGCGCGGCAGGGAGATCAGCCGCAACATGGCGCAGTGGCTCGCCACGCTGGAACGGCTCGCCGCGCTGCATCCGTCCGAAGCGGCGATCGACGACGACGTGGCCGCCGTGTGGAGCGGCACCGGCATCGGGGACGACGACGCATGAGGATGCGCGGCGGCACTGAGCCCGACCCGTCGCGGCGCAACGACGGCGCGCGGGCGGCGGCGGTCGCGCGGATGCTGGGCACGCCCCTGCTGCCGTGGCAGGCGTACGTGATGGACGTGGCCACCGAGATCGACCCGGACACCGGCTCGTACTATTACAATCGCGTGGTCATATCCACGCCGCGCCAGTGCGGGAAGAGCGCACTCGTGGATGTGGACGACACCTATTCGGCGTCGTTGGGCATGAACCGGCGCATCGTGTACGCGGCGCAGACCGGCAAGGACAGCGAGGATCATTTCAAGGAGTTCCGCGACCGCATCATGAAGTCGCGGCTGAAGCAGGTGGTGGACCGGTTCCGCCTGTCCAACGGCAACATGAGCGCGAGGTTCGTCAACGGCAGCACGATCAGCCCGATGGCGATGACCAAGGTGGCCGGCCACGGCAAGCAGCTCGACAAGATGACGATCGACGAGGCGTTCAGCCTCACCAAGGAGCAGGGCGACACGATCCTCGACGCCGTGGTGCCGACGATGAACACGCGGCTCAAACGCACCGGCGTGAACGCGCAGCTGTGGATCACCTCGACCGAGGGGACCGCCGACAGCACGTTCTTCAACGACGTGCTGGACGAGTTGCGGGCCGGCGATGGCGACCCGCGCACATGCTGGTTCGATTTCGGCGTGCCGTTCGACTCCGACCCCGAGGATTTGTCCAACATCATGCGCTGGCACCCGGCGGCGGGGATGCTGTGGTACGAGCCGCAGCTGAACGACTTCAGCCTGCAGTTCGGCGACAACCGCAGGGGCTTCGCCAGAGCGTTCGGCAACCTGCGCGACACCGGCCTGAGCGAGCGTATCATCGGCGAGGATCTGTGGAACGCGACGTACTGCGCCCCTGTGGGCCCGGACATGATCGACGGGACGGTGTGCTTCGGCGTGGCGGTGGACGTGGACGCGACCCATACGAGCATCAGCGCCGCGATCAAGTCGGATACGGGCGTCAGCACGCAACTGATCTCGGTGCTCGACGGCACGGGCGACGCGCCCGCCGAGATCCGCCGGCTCGCGCAACGGTACAACGCGGCCGTGTGCATGGATCCCAAAGGGCCGGGGGCCTCGCTGCGCGACGCCATCTCGGACGCGGTGCGCATGTGCGACCTGCCGCAGTCCGATTACCTGACCGTGGGGCAGGCGTACGTGAGCGGTCTGGAAAACGGGCTGATACGCCACGCGGCCGACGACACGCTCGACCAGAGCGTGGCCACGTCGGCGCGCACATGGAGCGGCGACGCGTGGCGCATCACACGTCGCGGTTCCACAGGCATGACCTCGCCGCTCGAATCGTGCTTCCTCGCCGCATGGGGCGTCGAACACACGCCGGTGGAATACACGCCCTTCATCCTCTGACACCCGTATCTGCACGCCCTTGCCGCCGTTTGCCGGTGTTTGCCCGCATTCGTTTTCCGCACGCCGGCCACGGCGCGGCATGATACGGGCATGGGTTTTCTCACGAGGCTGTTCAGGCGCGATGCGCGCGACACGGGCGGCGACGCCATACCGGAGGGCGTGGTGCCGCCGGCGCGCACGGGCATGGACACCGACCCGTTGACGCTCTCGACGGTGTTTCGCGGCGTCCAGATCCTGCAGACGGCCATCTGCGGCCTGCCGATCTATGAGATGAAGGGCGGCGTGCGGCAACCGGCGACGAGCCGCCTGATCCTGCAACCCGACCCGGCGCGCAGCCGCCGTGATTTCCTCGCGGACATCGTGGCCTCACTGGTGCTGCACGGCAACGCGTTCGTCCGCCTGGACACGTTCGGCCCCGACATCGTGGCGTGCGCGGTGCTGCCGCCCCAATACGTGACCGTGACGATGCGCAACGGCGATTGGGCCGAGCCCGACCTGCGCTACTCGTATCTGGGCAAGACCTACACCGCCGACCGCATCGTGCATCTGAAGTTCCTGAACGTGCCGGGCGAGATCCTCGGCATGGGCCCCATCTCGGCCGCGCGCAGGGAGATCGAGTCCGCGCAGGCCGCGAAGGAATGCAAGTCCAAGTACTACAAGGACTCAAGCAACATCAAGGCGTACATGGTCAGCTCGCAGCCGATGTCAGAGGCGCAGGCGCGCGAGGCCAAGAAGGCGTGGGAGGCCGCCGGCGACGTCAACGGCACGAAGTTCATCGGCAACGGGTACGAGATGAAGTTCCCGTCGTTCAAGGCCGACGACCTCATGTTCCTGCAGGCGCAGAAGTTCGACACGACCCAGATAGCCCGCCTGCTGGGCATCCCGGCGAGCATCATGCTCGCCTCGGTCGAGGGCAGCAACCTCACCTATTCCAATGTGGAGCAGTCGTGGATCGAGTTTGCGGATTACACGCTGGCGGCGTACGCGGGCGAGATTGAGGAACTGTTCAACCGGCTTCTGCCCAGAGGCAGGACGGCGTCGTTCGACTGGGATTCGTCCCGCCGCACCGATATGAGCGACCGGCTGGCGGCGTACCGGACCGCGATCGACGCGGGCATCTACACGATCGACGAGGTGCGCGCGAAGGAAGGACTCGCACCGAGAAAGGACGGAGGCCGTGAACAATCTGACGGCATTGAACAATGACAGGCAGGTCCGGCGCATGGACGCGCCGCTCGAACTGCGCGAGGACGGAGCCGGCGACGGGCTCACCCTGGAGGGCGTGGCCGTGCCGTTCGGCAAGCGCTACGACCTGTTCGACGACGTGAGCGAGCAGTTCGACCCCGACTGCGATTTCGGGTCCCGCAGCGTGAAGATCGCAAGGGAGCACGGCGACCTCATAGGCCGCGTCCTCAGCCTCGACGCGCGCGACGACGGACTGCACATCACAGCCCGCCTGTCGGACACGCCGGCAGGACGCGAGGCCGCGCAATTGGTGCGCGACGGCGTATACGACGCGTTCAGCGTGGGATTCAGGCCCATCCGGCATGAGATCGAGAACGCCGGAGGGCGCACGATCATCCACCGACGCGCGGTCGAACTGCTCGAAGTGAGCGTCACCGGCCTGCCCGCCTACCCGGACGCGGGCATCGAATCACAACGCACGATCAACAGCAAGGAAAGGACAACCGACATGGACGGCACCGAGATCAAGGAGATGGGCGACACCATCGAATCGCTCACCACGGAAATGCGCGACATCAAGACAATGCTCGCCCGACGCGACACCGACACGGCGGACAAGACGGGCTCGCAGTACCGCAGCGCCGGCGCCTACCTCAAGGCCCTCGCCGCCGGCGACAAGGCTGCGGTGGAACTCATGCGCGAATCGAGCGACCTCATCACCACGGCGCAGAGCGGCGACAACGTCACATGGATCGCCGACCAGCTCAAGCTCATCGAGCAGCGCCGCAAGGTGACGAACCTGCTCTCGCACGCCGCGCTGCCCGCGTCCGGCATGAGCCTGGAATACAACGTGATCACCTCGCAGGCGATGCAGGTCGGCGAACAGACCACCGAGGGAAGCGCGCTCCAGTTCGGAAAGATCGAATTCGGCACCAAGAGCGTGCCGGTGAAGACCTACGGCGGCTACACGAAACTGTCACGGCAGTACATCGAACGCAGCACCGTGCCGACGCTGGACACCACGCTGCGCGCCCTGCTGCTCGAATACGCGGCGGCGACCGAGAAGGCGGTCCGCACCGCCCTGTACGCGCAGATCACCGCGGCGAAGGCCACGAACAAGCTCACCGCCACCAAGACGCTCGCGGCCATGACTCCGAACGACTGGGTGAAGATCATCTTCGACGCCGCCGAAGCGGCCGACACGAACAACGTGCAGCTCGGCACCCTCGCAGTCTCCAAGGACGTCGCCCTCGCCATCACGTCACTCACCGACACCGGGGCCCGCTTCCTCGACATCTCCGGCAAGGGCCGCGACACACTCGGCGATTTCGACGTGACCGGCATCGTGGGCAACCTGCTGCGCGTACCGGTGCAGGTCCTGCCCAACGCCGCAGACGGCACCGCCGCGTTCGTCGACCCGGCCGCGATCACCGTGTGGGAGTCCGGCGGACCCACCCAGCTCACGGACGGCGACCCGATCACCCTGACCGAGGCGTACTCGGTATACGGCTACATGGCCGTCGGCGTGACCGAACCCAACGGCATCCAGCCCGTGGAATTCGCGACGAAGTGACCACGATGGACATCGTATTGAACACTGTCATGGCGGCGCTGCGCAACGAATTGAACATCCCGGCCGGCGAGGACGACATACTCACCGAGAAGATCTCGACTGCCGTCGCCTATGTGGACAGCGCGCTCGGCGACGCGACCATACCGCAAAGCGTGTATGACGACTGCGTGGTGGGCTGCGCCGCCGATCTGTACAACCGCAAAAGCGCGCAGCTGGGTGTCATGAGCACCGGCATGGACGGCATGGAACCCTACCGCATCCCGCTCGACCCCCTGCGCAGCGTATGGCCCAAACTCAACGCCGCCGGCGTACTCACCGGACGGAGCGTGATCATATGAACCGCATCAGCGCCGAACGCGACGCGCTCACGGCCACACTGACCGACATGCTCGGAGACATCGTGCAATCGGTGAGCATCGACCCCGCCGATGCCAGGCCGACCACCGGCCGCGTTGCCATCGTCATTGAACCGCCCGAGGTCACCTACCCCACATGGCGCACGATCGAGATCCGCTGGACACTCGACCTGCTCGCCGGCACGCAGACCACACAGGCCTCCAGCCTCGAACTGCTCACCGACGCGATCGAACTGCTCGCCGAACGCGGCCTGAACATCGAACGCGCCACTCCCATCACGTTCAACTTGGCCGCCGCCGGCTCGCTCGCCGCCTATCAGGTCAGACTCAACCCACTCGAACTCAACTGAAAGGAACATCATGGCAACTACTGAGAAAATTCGTACGCTCGGCCCCGGCTCATTCAAGATCAAGACGGGTTCAGGCAGCGGCTCCACGGACAAGGATTTGTCTGCCGATCTGATCAAGGCGCAGCTTGTGCCGTCCAATTCCACCGATGACCCGACGACATTCCTGGACGGCAGCGAACTGACGTCCACGACCACGAATTGGACGTTTGAGGGCACCGTGATGGATGATTTCACCGCCGGCGGCCTCGCGGAATGGCTGTTTGACAACGCAGGTAAAACCCTCGACGCGGTGTTCATCCCGGCGAACAAGGCAACCAGTGAATGGGACTTCAAAGTCACCGTCACCCCCATTGGCATCGGCGGCGACGTGAAGGCGAAGAACACACAGGACCTGAGCTTCCCAGTCACAGGCCTAACACACAAGACGCGCACCGTATCGTGACCACCACGGCGCTATATATCGTCGGTCAGCGCCGGTTTGTGCAGACGATGCGCAAGGCCGGCGCCGACCTCGACGACCTTAAATCGGTCAACCGGCAGGCCGCGCAGATCGCGTTGCCGGCCGTCACCGGCCGCGCGCCCGTACGGACCGGCAAGCTCAAGCGCAGCATTCGCGTGGGCGCGACCCGCCGCGCGGGCGTCATCCGCGCCGGAAGCAAGGCGGTCCCCTACGCCGGCCCCATCAACTACGGATGGCCCGCGCACCATATCCGGCCGCGCCTGTTCGTGAACAACGGCGTCGCCACGAGCGAAAGCGCGTGGATGCGCGTGTACGAGCAATATGTGGAAAAGACCATGAAGCAAGTGAAAGGAGCCTGACATGGCGACCATGATCCATATCGAATACACGGACGGCACGAGCGAGACCGTCCGGCCGACCATGCGCGCGATGTGCATGGCCGAAGAGCACGCCATCAAGGAGAAATGGGGCAGTGTCAACGACAGCCCGATTCGCATCAACCTGTACATGGCGTATGTGGCATTGCGTCTCAGCGGCAAGCTCGACGAACCGTTCGATGCATGGCTCGATCGTGTCGCGTCAACCGATGTGACCGAGGAAGAGACCGCCGAGGCAAACCCTACGGTATAGCGGCGTGGCCGGCTGAATCATTGGGCCGGCTGAGTTGCCTGCTCGCCGCACGGTATGGCGGCACGCCGTGGCAATGGCGCGAACACGCCGATGAAATGGACTGGGGCACCTGTCTCGCCGACCTGATCGACGAGGCGGAACGAATGAAGGAGGCCGGATATGGCACATAGCGCGATCCTGTCGGTGCGTATCACCGGCAACGCGAACGACGCCCAGAAGGCATTCCAGAAAACGGCGACGAAGGCTGCCGCGCTCGGTACCGTGCTCGGCAACCTCGCCACCAAGGGCGTCACGAAGGTGTGGGACACGGTGAAGGGATTCACCAAGGACGTGTTCGACATGTCCGACGCCACGGACAAGTTTAAGTCCACCATGAAATTCGCCGGACTGGACACGAGCGCCATAGACCGCGCCACGAAAGCGACCCGCAAGTACGCTGACGTGACCGTGTACGAGCTCGGCGACATCCAGAACACGTGCGCGCAGCTGGCCGCGAACGGCATCAAAGACTATGTGGGACTCACCGAAGCGGCTGGCAACTTGAATGCCGTAGCTGGCGGCAATGCCGAGACCTTCAAATCCGTGGCGATGGTCATGACCCAGACCGCCGGAGCCGGCAAGTTGACCACCGAAAACTGGAATCAGCTTTCCGACGCCATTCCGGGCGCGAGCGGCAAACTCCAGGAAGCGTTGCTGAAAAACGGCGCGTATACGGGTGATTTCCGCGAAGCCATGTCGAAAGGCATGATTACCGCCGACGAGTTCAACGAGGCGATCATGCAGCTCGGCATGAGTGACGCAGCCAAGGAGGCCGCCGCGTCTACCGCGACGATGGAGGGTGCCTTCGGCAACCTCGAAGCCGCGATCGTCGGCGGACTGACCGACGCGTTCGACCTGATAAAACCGACAGTCACGAATGCGATAGGTGCGGCCGGCGACCTCATTACCGACTTTTCCAAGCATGCCGTCGCCGGATTGCAGGCCGCCGGCAAATGGATTATGGAGACGGCTGGGCAGATCGGTAAGACCGGCGCGTTCGACAGAGCGCGTCAGGTGTGGGACACCGTATGCGATACCGGGCGACGCTTGTGGCAGACCGCGCAGACCATCGCCGACAAGATTGGCTCGCTTTTTTCGAACATGAGCAGCGGCGCGAGTGTCGGTGAAATGCTTGGCAATGCGTTCAATGGCGCACTGGGAATCATCGACGCAGTGGCCGGCGCGCTCGGGAAGATCGCCGACTGGGCGACCGACCATGCCGAGCTCATCATCGGCGCGTTGGTGGGCATAGGTGCTGGCCTGGGCGCGTTCAAGGCATACACATTGATCAATTCGTTCGTACAGGCCATGAAGGGCGTGCGGTTGGCGACGAAGGCGGCGGAACTCGCCCAGGCCGCCTATAATGTCGTGCTCAACGCGAATCCGATCGGTATCGTGGTCACTGCGCTTGCGGCGCTTGTGGCCGGTCTGACGTATTTCTTCACGCAGACCGAGAGCGGCAAGGCCGCGTGGGCGTCTTTCACTCAGTTCCTCACGGACGCGTGGAACGCCGTCGCCGGAGTCTTCCAAGTCGTGTGCGACGCGATCAAGACGGCGTGGGATGCGGTATGCCAGTGGGTGACGGCCGCATGGCAGACGTTCATGGACTGGATCCAGCCGATACTCGACGGCCTCAAGGCCATGTTCGAGGTCGTGTGCACCGCGATCACGGCCGCATGGGACGTGGCCGGCGAATACGTGCGCATGGTCTGGGAGACCGTCAAGGACTACATCGGCACCGTCGTCGAGGTCATCCGCGGCATCTTCGACGTCGTGTGCGCGGTCGTGCGCGGCGACTGGTCGGCCGCCGGAGACGCCGTCAAAGGCATCTGGGACGCCGTGCGCGGCTTCTTCGAACGCACCGGGCAACGCATCGCAACCATGTTCCAGAACGTCGTCGGCATCATCCGAGGCGCGTGGGACGGCTGCGCCAACGGCGTGCGCGCCATCTGGCAGGCCGTGCAGAATTTCTTCACCGGACTGTGCAACGGCGTGAGGAACGCGTTCAACGGCCTCGGCAACGGCATCCGCACGATCTTCGCAAACGCCGGCGGGGGCGTCAAGAACGCGTGGAACGGCGTGCTCAACTGGTTCAGGAACCTGCCGCAGTCGATCATGAATATCTTCGCGAACGCCGGCAGCTGGCTGTGGAACGCGGGCGCGAACATCATCAACGGCTTGTGGGACGGCCTTAAAAGCGCATGGGGCAACGTGACCGGATGGGTCGGCGGCCTCGGCGACTGGATCGCCGCGCACAAGGGGCCGCCCGCCTACGACAAGATCCTGCTCGTCAACAATGGCAAATACATCATGCAGGGCTTCGCCAAGGGCCTCAGACAGGGCTTTGACGCGGACGTGCGGACCGCCATATCCAAGGCGAACGCGCGTCTCGCGAACATGCCGTTGAACATGAGCATGACCGGTGCCGGGTATGCGAAGGATGAACGGCCGAACATCACCGTCAACATCAACGGCAGGATCCTCGACGAGGAAGGCACCGCCGCCGAGCTGCGCCGCATCCTCGACGACTACGCGACACGAAGGAGCTGACATGTTCACGCCGCAATTGTGGATCCGCAACGATTCGGGAGGCTGGACCGACCTGACGCCGCGCGCCGACGTGTGCGCGCTGTCCGGCATCAGCATCACATGGGGCACGACAGACGGGACGAAACAGCCCGACCCGTCAGTCATGACGTTCACGCTGATCGACCGCACCGGCGATACGGTGCGCGACGCCGCGAACCTCGCGGGCCGCCGTGTGAAGCTCACCTATGATTCCACACCCGCGTTCTGGGGCATCATCACCTCAGGGCTGCGCGTGCGACGCGACCCTAACGGCTCGTGGCGCATCACACTGACCGCGTCCAGCACCATGATCCTGTGGAAACGATTGCGCGACAGGGGGCCGGTCAGCACGTCCACCACATACGACAAGACGCTGCGCGACAATTATCATTGGCTCGACACGAGTGCGAGCATCCTGTCGGAAATGAACCGCCGCGCGAAGGCCGTGGAGGGGCCGACCGTCATCGCACCCCACGGCGCGTTCGATTTCAACAAACAGGGATCCGCACCGTACGAGAACAGCGAACTGCCGTCACAGCTGACCGTGCTCCACGAGTTCGGCGAGGACGGCCACCTGCCGATCTGGTACGAAGACTCACACTACGTATCATCGTCCGCGATACTGCGCGCCCTCGAACTCACAGCGTCCGACAAACGCATCGCGATCGACACCGAATGCCGCAAGATCGTGTGGGACGGCGCAAACCGCTCCAGCCAGGAACTCACACTGGAGGCTTCCACCGTCCAATCGGACGGCGCGGTGTACGAACTGTACGAGCCGTACACGGTGCTGACGTTCCAGTTGCTCAACACGACCATCAACGACGGCAAACCATCGTTCAGCGACGCGGAAATGAGTCTCAGCGTGCAGGACGTGCCGGCCGCACTCAAGACCGTGCAGAAAAGCATCATCATCAAAACACGGCACTTCAAGACGCCCATCTACACGCATTGGGCGTCATTCGCCCTCGACACGAGCACCACGGCGGCGTGCCGCCTGCTGCTGCGCAACCTGTGCCTGCGATTCACGCCGACACGTGTCGTCTTCGACACCGAGGACATCGACGTTGCTAACTCGAACAAGCGGCGTCTGTTCTTCCCGCAGCCGATCCCATATCTCGCATTCGACGGACAGCCGAGTCACATGCCGTTCGACGCGACCGGCCCCTATGCGGCGATCGGCGGCACCCTGACGATCGACTGGAAAGCGGGCCAGCCCCATGCGCGCAACGAGGTCACCTTATGGCCGCTGCCATGCGATTCGACCAAACGTGAGACATGGACATGGCAGCAGGTGCCAACCGGCTGGACGGCAACCTACGAACACGCATCCCATATCACCTACACCGATCTGACCCGCACCGACGAGTTCCTGACCTACAAGGCGGCAGCATAATGAGCGCATCAACCCCAAACCACCACATCACCTACCCAACGGCGACCGACAAGATCATCGACACGCCCGCACACCTGAAAACACTCGCCGAGACCGTCGAGCACGCGCTGGACAACATGCGTCCGGACACCGGACCCGTCTCGGCCAAGACCCTCACCGCCCTACAGGCGATCACCGGCGTACCCGGACAAATCGGGTACGTCACCAACGACGCCTCGGACAAAAACGGCCTGTACTTCTACCAAAACAAAGTCACGAAGTGGACACGAGGCGCCCACACGCCCGGCATCACCTACGACAGGCCGCACGATGATTGGGACATCGAGATCTACTCATGGGTCATCATGGGCGCCCCATACATCTACGCACGAGCAAAGGCGAAAAAGGAAATCAAGGGCTTCTACCAGGCCACGATCGCCGCGCTCAGCAATGACATGTACAAACCGCCGTCATGGATCCACCTAACCATGACCTCGAATGACGCCGCCAACCAATACGGCATCCAGATCTCCACGAACGGCGACGTCATCATCGAGTCATTCGCGTCACCAACCGTCAAGGCCGGCACCATCGTGTTCGGCACCATCACGTGGCCGTGCACATCGGCCGGCTACACCAAACGCACCTACTAAACAAAGGAGAGACAAATGGGATACCAGTATCTGACCCAGTACGACGCCGCGTGCTACACGCCTGGCCGCCCCTACGGCATCGACTCCATCACGATCCATTGGTGGGACGACCCGGCCAAGCACCCAACCTTCGACGGCGTCGTGAACACGTTCGTCACCGGCGCACGGCAGACAAGCGCCCATTACGTGGCCGAAGCCGGCAAGGTCGCGTGCCTCGTCGCCCCCGGCGACCGCGCATGGGCGTGCGGCGACGACGTGAACGTCAACAGCGGCGGCAATGACCGCAGCATCTCGATCGAATGCAACCCACGACAGTCGGACGGCGACTACGACACCATCGCACAGCTGATCGCCGATCTGCGCGCCACCTACGGCGACCTGCCGCTCTACCCGCACCGTCACTGGAGCTCGACCGGATGCCCCGGCACCTACGACCTCGCACGTCTCGACCGCCTCGCCCGCACCAAGTCCGGCAAGAAACCGGCCGCGAGCACGCCGGCACGCCCGGCCGCGAATCCAGCGCCGGCACGCAAGGACCTCGACACCGTGGCTCGCGAGGTCATCGCCGGACAATGGGGCAACAACCCCGAGCGCGCCGCGAAACTGCGCGCGGCCGGATACGACGCCGACGCCGTACAGGCACGCGTCAACCAGATGCTGGGAGCGCGTCCCACGCCAGCGCCGTCCGTGGACATCGACGCGCTTGCGCGCGCCGTCATCCGCGGCGACTACGGCAACGGTGACGAGCGCCGCCGACGCCTCGGATCCAACTACGACGCCGTCCAGCGCCGCGTCAACCAGATGCTGGGATAGGTGATAGCGTGACGAACGTGTATGTCATCGGCATCACATGCGCCTTCATGTGCGCCGACATCGTGACCGGATTCCTAAAAGCCTGGCAGGCACACGACATCCAATCACGCGCACTACGCGCCGGCCTCTTCCATAAGGCCGCCTTCTTGGGAGTCATCGGCATCGCACAGCTGACCGAACTCGCGGCGGACAAGATCCCGCAGATAGAGCTCGACGTGCCCATCACCGGAGGCATCTGCGCGTACATCATTTTGACCGAGATCGTCTCAGTGCTCGAAAACCTGCGCGACATCAACCCCGATATCGGCGGCGTGCTCAACAGGTTCCCGGCCCATCCATCAGACGAGCCTACGGACCCGCCACAGAAGCCCGACAAGGAATAAGGTTTGGCCAAAACAGTTGCATGTACAACCGTTTTGGCCAAAACCGTATCACCGGATCGCCACGCCGGCGACTGCATCGTGCAGCCGTCCGTCAGGCATTGCCACATAACGCTCTGTGGTCTCGGTGCTTGCATGACCGAGTAACCGTGAGACCACGAGTAGATCGCTCGTGTCCGCGTAGACCGTCGTCGCGAAACGATGACGTAGACTGTGTGCGCCGTATCCATCTGGTAGCAGACGGCTTAGGTGTTTGCCGACGTAGCTCTCTTCGACGTGCCCCGACCATCTGCCGGGCAGTAGCCAGCCGTGGGCGGCGTCGATTGCATGAGCCAGGTCGTCGGGTAATGGCACTAGCCTCTGTTTGTCGCCCTTGCCTCTGACTATCAGCATCCAACCGCGAGCGTCGCGCACGAGATCGTCAGACTTCACTCGCGCGATCTCGCCACGGCGTAGACCGCACTCCGCTGCCAAGCGCAGCATAACGACATCCGTGCCACGAGCCGCACGGAGTGCGCGGGAAATAGACGCGTCCGGGCAAGGGTGCGGGTGCGGTTGTGGCTTGCGGACGCTCGGTAACTGTGCGCTTGGATCGTCTGCACGGTGACCGGATGATTGTAGCCATCGGAAGAAGCTCACGATTGTAGCCCGGTACGCCTTGCGTGTCTCTGGCCGCCAGTCCTGCGAAGCGCAGGTGTGAATGATCTGCTCTGTGGTCACGTCATTGGGACTTGTATCGAGCAGCGAAGCAATGTGCGTCAGCTTGTATTGACGGCACTTGACCGTTTCGGTGGATAGGCCGGCAGCTATGAGTGTCTCACGCCACTCTTCCAT